TAGGCCATACCATACCACCCGTTGGCCCTCTATGAGATTTAGTGTAACAAATCGTTATTCGGGACTGGAAGTGCCTTTGCTGCTGTTGCACCTTCGACATAGGACTTGAAGGTTGGATTCAACTGTGAGACCACCACCTGATAAAGGGATTACGTGATCCACAGTTAAATCGTTGGTTGCTTTACAAATAGTGCAATAAGGTTGTAGCAATCTAAGTTGTTTTGATAACCTTTTCCAATTTGCATCGTAACCCCTATCTGCACGTGAAGGACGAGAGGTTGCTTTGAACTTCTGATACTTCTTATTGCACATAGGACATCTAGGTTTATTTGCTAACACACCACAATCTAAGCATGGTTTATTCATTAGCGTCCGATTTTTTAGATAGCTGTAGTTCGGTGATTCCTATTATAAATCACATCACTGTGATTGTACAGAGGTTTCTACCATTAGTTTGGCCAACCTCGACCACTGTTCATATACCCATTGGTGTGTCTTATCATGCAGACAATGGACATCACCGTTAGATTCTAATCTTAATGTACCAACACAATCTTGTACAGGGCATTTGACTGCCTCAGGTGGTTTTCTCTCACCGTAAATAATACGTCTTAATGTTGTCCATGGTTCTTTAACCTCATTGTAGTAATCAGTCCACAGTTCACCATCAGCTAACCAATCAGTATGAGTATCTAATACGTGATGCAATACGTGTAGTTTATTTGTTTCTTTAGTAGACTTTAAGCAATCAGTATTTAAGTTTCTTGTTTCTACCACATATTCACACCACGATTGTAGAACACTTTGAACACCTGTCTTAGCAATAAGATCTACAATCTGGACATTGATTGGTGATCTATCTGATAATGAACCTCTACCTTCTTGTTTAGAAGATACCTGTTGTCTTAGGGAAGGACTTGCAATAAGAAGATCAATAAAGGCAATTAGTTCATTAAGCATTTTCTTTAATCTTTTTCTGCAATGTGGACAAGCACCTTTCTCGCTTACCCCACGACAACTAAGGCATTTATCCATTTTTCTTTCTTAGCCTTTCCATTAACAATTTAACTTCTTCTGGTGGACCTTTTCTCTGATGATTATTGATGGTTATATGATGATTAGGGTGGCCACCAGCTTGACCTCTACCGCTGGCCATAGCTGTGACCTCATCCGCAGGACATTCAGGGTAGTCATCTTGCGTGGACAGGACATCAGTGACCTGCGGCTTTTTGTATAACAATCTGTAACGATTATTAGAAATGCCAGCTCTTGAGTGTTGTTCTATAAACAAATAGTTATCAGAGATCATTTGATGGATGATTCTACGTATTTGCCTAACACTAATTTTGCACTTATCTGCCAAATATTGCTGACTTGGCCAACATATGCCTTGATCATCGCAGTGATCCGCCAATGCTAAATGGACAATTAAAGCATTGCCATTGTACGGAGAGTTTTCCCATACGTAGGTCATTGCTTTAACTGACATTAAAATACTCCTTCAGTGGGATCCCATGCTACAGGATCTGGATTTTTTGTTCTTGGTGTTCCATGATACTTCTGCACTACAATTTGTTTTGCAATAGTATCTACCAGGACCTCATATGACGAGCGCTTATTTCCGTCTTTGTCAATCCATGTCGTTTGCTTAATTGTTCCTGTAATGGTTACCAGATCGCCTCGTTTGATGTTATCTACAAGCGCCTCGGCATAACCTCCGAAGGCTTTGCATTCCCACCAACTTGTATCTGCATCTACCCATTCATCGTTAACTTTCTTTCGTGTGTTGGACACAACACTGAATGGAACATAAGCTTTACCTGCTTGCGTAAACTTTATGTCCATATCTTTACCTATTCGACCTTTTATTGTGATTACTGCACTCATTGCTGCTCCTTTAGTTGTTTTACTATGTCTTTAATATCTTTATTCTTCATGCCGCCCCAAACCCCATATACTGGCCAATGTTTTATTGCATATCCAAGACAATTCATTTGTACTGGACAATTTTGGCATATACTTAAAGCCGCTCTTTGTTCTAAATTGGTTGGATGTTCACTATCTGGAAAAAACCAATCAGGATCAATGCTTGGATCAGTGCAATTAGCATCTTTCATCCAAGCTGCTAATTCTACCTTAAACTCTAAATCTCTTATTGTCACACATAACCTGCTTCTTTGAGTAATTGGATCATTATGCTTACTGGAACACATGCTGGCCAATTCTCAATGTCGGCTTCACCTTGTCCATTCTGTCTTAACACAGCGATGGGGATTACGCCTTCTTTTATTCTTTTTGCTTGTTGTTTCATTGCTGATTTAGGATCAAAGTCTGCTCTGGCTTTAAGTTCCCAATCAACTCCGATAACTCCTTTTATATCCGTTCCTGCTGCCGATGAACTACTAGCTTCTGCATAAATGCAACCTTGACGTTTAAGATATTCAGCAAAGATCAATTCAGTCTCTCTACCTCGTCGTTTTCTAGATAGGTTAGTCATTTATTTCCTCCCCATCCATCACCTTTGAAAATAGCGGGTATAGCGGTAAAAACCTTTTGCATAATCTCTCCACAATCACATCTAGGACCGTGATCCGATACTGAGTGACTGATTTCGACTGTAATTCCACATTTTTCACATTTGTAGTCATAAGTCGGCATCATTTATCCCAAGAATTCTTTAACCAACCAGTCTTGACCGCTTCTGCAGGATTTGTTGTAATCCAGTAATGACACATATGACACAATGCTCTGCAATTGTTAACATCTAAAATATCTCCACCACGAGCTCTACTGAGAACTTCGTGCACTTCTTCAGAAGCCTTTTCATTACATCTTTGGCATACTGGATAAAGATCTAGCATATAAACCACTAATTTTCTTCTCTCAACATATTTCTTAGTCATTTTCTTGCTTCTAGCTCTCATGTGTATTGCCCGACGCCTTCAGCACTAAATTGTTGTCTAATTGCTGCAGATAAAGATTGTCCGATTGATATTTGAGATCGAAGCGTGTTTATACGCTCTTTTATTGCCCTAACTTGTGCTTCTGCAATTTCCATCGTTAATCTAAGATCAGCACAAACAAGAATTGCTTCTTGGCGTCGCACATCCATCGAACCATTAGATTCTAAGAAAGATTTGGCATATGCAACTTCATAAGATCCTTTTGCACGAACTGCCTTATCATCCAATGCAGCAATTTCATCAGTTGCAGCATCAAGCATACGAGAAAGCTCGCTAAGTCTTTTAACTACTTCACTTTGATTTGGTAACACAGCGCTTTCCTTTCTGTTTGTTTTTACAGTGTGAGCAAAAGTGTGGATGTCCCATAAGTTTATCTATCGGATATATGTAAGTCCATACACCGCAAGATTCGCATCTTTCTATAGGTTCTTTTATTATCGGCAATGGTTGCAAAAGTTCACGGTCCTAACTTCTATTGTTGCAACAAAAAAAAGCCTTGCACAATGATAACAACTCACTGTTTGGATCGTTTTTTGTTTTTGTTCAATAACAATAGGCCACCTAAGTTTAATCATTTACTTTACCTGACAAAAATCTTTCAAACCTAGTCAAAGTATTTGGAATATTACCTTTTAGAATAGATCTTGCTGTGTGACTTATCTCACCAATGCTATTTCCAGTCCACATTGGTTCATAATCTTTGAATGACCCATTAAAATACGCTTTGATCCATTGTGCACTTGGGATATGTTCATCATAAATATGTAAACTACCGACGACATGTACGTATTGGCCCATTTCTATATCTAAAGCTTTTGCAATTGCGCCTTGAAGGGCAATAAATTGTGTTAGATCATATGGAAGGCCTAGGAATACGTCATTACTTCTCATGTTTGTTCTAGCAATTAACTTATTGTCTCGAATGAAGTATTGCAAGTTTAGAGTACATGGAACATCTTTAACATCAACGTTTAGATCTTTATTTGAGTCAAATATAGTCAATACTGCTTGTCTAGTAGAGTAATCTTTCTTTAATTGATCTACAACTTTGTTTAGATTACCATGGATTCTTGGACCATAAGCTCCATGAAGAATTCCATTGTCCATATACTTTCCAAAGACTTGACTTGTATCTGTCATCGCTTCTGGATCAGTAACTTGTCCAACAAGTTGTAAAGCTTCTTTGATTCCAATATTGTGGTTAAGTTTTCTATTTTCCATAGACACCGGTATGTTCCATGGCTTTTCTACTTGTAATGTAACATTGAGAAGTTCTCTTGTAACCATTCCACGAGGAGATATTGCTTCACCATGCTCAATCACATATTGAGTTGCTAATTCTAAAGCTTCGCTTGGATTTTCTGTAATAATATGCATTACCTAACCACCTCACTATGGATTATTGTTTTATCTAAGTATTTTACTTGTCTAAAAGCTTCTATAAATAAAGATCTTGAATGCAAGACAAAATCTATTTGCAATTCTTCACCTCGTCTTAGCAATTCTTCTGCTATTGCATCTTCAGATCTTGTTAATAGGATTAACCTAGCTCCTAGTTTGGCAAGTTCCCAATTGCAATAATCAAATGTTGTTTCATCAAATAATGAAACTCTTCCATAGATTTTAGGCCAAACAATTTCACCTAAATGCCATCGATCAAGAACCATATTGTCAGAAGTTAAAGGTCTAATGTATTCATCTGACCATATTCTTGATCTAGGATGTTCAGCATGCAAATACTTTGCATTGTATCTTTCAGTTAGTTTTTGTGCATAAGTTGTTTTGCCTGTTCCATCAGAACCTTCGATGATGGTAATCATCTAAACTCACCCCATTCTCTGAAACTTTCAACTTGTGAATGGACCATTATAACTGGTTTTACGTCACCTGCTACATTCCATAGTAAAGTCGAGGGTGTTTTTGGTGCTTGAGTTTTGTCCAACATAAATCTTTCTAAACCTTTGCAATCATATGTTGGTGCGGAGTTAATTTCCTCGTTGATCTTGTCTGCATACTCAGCTTTTTCTCTAAAAGCTTTATGGTAAGTTGTAACGTCCGCTCTTCCGATCTCGCCTGCATGAAGGTTTCTTGCAACTGCAATGCCGTGGAATCTTGCATTAGGCCAAGCAATTTGCAGAGTTCTTGTGAGAACTCCTGTACTAATAACCGATACAACATCTTTTGGTTCATCTCGATCTCCCCATTGTTGGATTGTAGATTTAACTCCAGCTGCAACAACTAGGGGGTGATCTAAACCAAATGGCACAAATTGAGCATTGTTTTGTTTTGCCCAATCTTTGGCATATTTGTTTAGAACTGGCATTGCTGCAATTCTTCGAAAAATCGGATTTGCTCCTCTTTCAATGCAAACTAATTGATGGTCACTGACCACTTTTGAGGAAGGCATGAACAATGTTAACTTTTT